TTATTTAATGCGTTTTGCGTTAATTCTACACCAACGGATAACTTCGCCAGCTATCCATCTCGGGTGCGATTTTTCTTTCAATCTCACGCCTTTTGGGAAGCTAGGTTGTTTAACGATAAAGTTCGCAGTGTGTTGATAAGGACAACCGACAAGAGCGGCCACATAATCAAGAGGGATTAAGTTTTGACTTTTCTCTGTAAAAGCGGAAACAGCCATAATCTTTATAGCCTCTGACATTTCTTTTTGTGTTTTATCAGGTAATTCCATTATTAAGCTCCAATAAAAAAACCGCCCATAAGAGCGGTTGTTGATTATTTATTCCTAGTCTTTTGGTAATTCTGGCAAAGACATCCAGTGAGTTACTTCTGGGTTGTCTGTTCTAAAGTCATAAGATGTATGCTCGCTATTTATCCACATTGTGAAAAATTTAGGCTGATCCTCTTCCACTAAATCAGAATACCAACCTTGTTCGATTGAAAGAGAGCCATCATCGAGCTTGCAACATAACAATAAATTTGGATGACTATCCTCAACTTCTATATTAGGCATTACATTAGGCAATCTATCACTACATTTAATCCATGGATTTTTGAGTTTATCTAACTCATTTTCTGCATTGGATAATGCGTCATATAAAATAGCAATGCCATTCATTGCATCTTGATAGGCTAAAGATGGTGCAGTCATGTTTCAATCCTTATTTAATCTTCTTTCTTGATAAAAACGCCATCGATCATTCTCGATCTCCGATTTGTTTAATAGTTACAGTGTAATTTACTTCTCCCACCTTTCCATCGTCTATCCATTTAATAACAGGCTCTGGAGTGATTTTTAAAAGACCTCCAAACCCATCATTGAGCATAGCTTGTTTTGCTTGAAGTTCCTTACGCAAAGCAAACCAATGAATAAAATCAGGCAAAAAACGTTTAAATTGTTCTTCTGTTAGCTGTAAAAAATCCATAACAGTTTTAAACTCATAAACTTTCTCACTCATACTTACTCCATCATACTCTTCATAAAATCAAGCCATTTTTGAGCATCTTCTCTTGTGCGATAGCATTGAGCATTTTCAGCAAGACCAGTATCACTGTCTTCAGCCTCACAAAAAATAAGATTCTCAATTCCATTCTCACTAATGTAAAAATATCTATCACCGTCTGCTGGGAAAAATGGATTAGGCAAATCTTCAATGCTAATCTTTGGCTCTTCCCACATTCTAATATCATCAATTAAATCATGTTCATCCCATACTTCCGCATTAGTAGAGCTGTTAGGAAAGATAACAACAAATCTACGGAGGCTTTGATCGTCCAAGAGTTCCGTCACTTCTCTTACCAAATAACACTTTTGTCCGTTCGCATTGACTGGTTCGCCATTTAAAGCTGCATCTAAATTAAATTCTTTCATTTTCTTTCTCCTCAATTTTCATGAATAACATCCAATGCGTATTGTTTGCTTTCCCCGATTTATGCCCGATTATTGGCGTTTCACCAAAGAGCGAGATAATCTTGCTTACTGGTACTTGTGTTTCATTCCACTTAAAAATAAGAGTGCCATAATCGTCTAACACCCTCATACATTCCTGAAAGCCTTTTAATAACTGATTTTGCCAATCTTTATCTAATCGTCCATATTTCTTTACTAGCCAGGAATTTTCACCGCCTTGTATTAAGTGTGGCGGGTCGAATATAACGCACTTGAAAGATTTATCAGGGTATGGCATATCAGTGAAATCATGGATCACATCAGGCGACACTTCTAAATGTCTAATTTTGTCACGATCCTTAAAACTTAGTTTTTGTTTTCTCACATCTGCAAAAAGCACATTTGGATTATCCTTATCAAAGTAAAACATTCTACTGCCACAGCAAGCATCTAAAATTGGTTTCATCTCATCTCCCTAAAACAAAAGGCGCTCACTTGGAACGCCTATTGGATTTGTTAAATATTGATTTACTGCTTTGTATATATCCACTATTAATTCAAGTGGAATGTTCGATCTTTCATTGTATGATTTTGAAAAATCCTCCCATTGTTGCTGAGGCTTTGATTTATGATTGTTTCGTAATCCAAGATTAATATTACTCTTAAATCTTGTTGGTTTACGCAAAGGGTAGTTATACAAGTTATAGTGCGCCAAATTATCAAAAGGAATCTGAAAATTGAGAATATCATTTACATAATGCCAAATCTTGCTGCTTGCTGGATTTTCTATTACATAAACTTTCGGATTGTAACGTTTGATAATCTCGATTGTATTGTAGATACAAAGTTCACCATTAATGCGGTTTAGGAAAGAGCGGTCATACTTAAATTGGACGTGCGGTAAATCATAATCCGCACGACTTCTTACTGTGAATTTTGATAACTCACGATTTACTGCGCCAGTTTCCTGTTTCCAACTTGCATTTCCTCCCCACATCGCACTTGCAACCGACCAACTTTCACAAGGCGGACTAGCTATAATCAAATCAGGTTTAGGCAATTTATCAAGCTCATCGAATAGCTTGTTATCGCCAAACATACGACTATAATCAGCTAAATTAAGACTAATAAAATGGTTATTTTTACTCTCAATATCTATGCCGATAGGGTATATTTTGACTGACTGACTGACTGACTGACTGACTGACTGATTAAATAGCTCTGCACCTTGCGTATAGCAACCATTGCCACTATCGAATAATGCCCAAACAATCATATCAATCACCCGCTTTATGGTTTACCTTTGCCATATTAACCACTGGCAAAACATCAACAAGTGGTCGAGAAATATTGCAATCTCGTTTTGCGTTGCGATTTTTGATTGCCCACTCTTTAAAATTTTGTATTTCTTGTAGAGCTAATTTAGCATTGTTAGGAGATTTACAAAGAGCAATAATATCCTCTCGGCTTTCTCCATCGAGTAAAATCCAGTATTCTTTTACTGTTCTTATTGCAAATTTAGCTGTACCACGTGTTGTTTTAAGATGCTCAGATACAAAACAATAAAAGGTGCATTTAAACAACGAATAAGGGATGCTTACATTAATCTCATTCATTCTCACGCCCTCCACACTTTAGAATTCCACCTTTCAAGATACTTTGTTTCCAATCGTCACTTGGTTTGTAAAGCCCTCCGGCAAGGGTGAAATAATTTGCGGCATCAATATAATGATCGGCATGGCTTGAATCTCCATTCAAGATTCTCACTTGTTTTGCATTAGCCATTGTTAAACCATAAAATTTAACATTGCTAATTGTGCCAGCTAACCATTTTTCGACAACCGGGCGCATTAGTTGTGCAAAATCTTGCGCACCCTTTTCAAAATCGCCATGCGTATTTTTTCGTTCTTCTAAAATTTCTTCTGCTGTTTTCATAGTGCAACCTTTAATCCATTAAATTCAACTGATAGCTCATTCAATAAGCCTGAAAGCACGTTGGCCATTAAGATAAAATCAGCGTAAAAGCGTTTGCCAATTTCTTCTTTGGAAATATCATTATTTTGCTCTGTGATGCGGCCATCAAATTTCAATCGTTTTAGTGTTCCATCATCACGCAAAACAAATTTGAGATTGTTTTCCCATTCGAGAGCAAGTTTCGATACAAGCCCTGATTGTGCAAGCTCCACAATATCTTCATCGAGCAATGATTTATTTTTGCAACTGATTACGCCAAGATCGTTTTTCTCACGAATCTCAGCCTCTTCTAACAAGATCAGCCAATTAGGCTCTTTATCTGCAATCCACTCAGTCATCACCTCGCAAGGCTCTGTATTAAAGCTAACTGGAATAACTGGAAGTGATCCTAGTGATTTACGCAATAGCGCTAGGGCATCTTCAGCTAATTTTGATGATGCTGCATCAACGTAAATCAGTTTTGTTTTTAAATCGATGAAAAGTGCGGTAAATTTAAACTTGGAAAATGCTTGAGAGGTTAGCGATGCAACAACATCATCTCTCAATGATAGGCGCTCAGTTTTCTTTAATTTTCGCTGTTCTTTTTCTTCAAGTGCCGCAATTCTGATATTTAGTTCTCGGTTGATCACATCTACCGGCAAAATCTTTTCTTCACGTTTAGCCATAAGCAAAACTTTGTTATCTGCAAAATAGGCTAAATTGCCATCTGTTTCTAACGGTGCAGTCCAACCGAATCGGCTAATCTCAGACGGTTCGCACGGCGTAAACTGGCATTCTTTTAGTTTTGATTCGATTTCACCGAAGTCAATATTCTTTGTTAGGCGATAAATGATCGCATTTTTAAACCAATACATAGTCACTCTCCTTGTTTTTTGTACTTGTCTAGATAAGAAACATCGGCTACGGTTGCTGGTAGTTTAATTTTATTTTTTGGCAAGCTATCTAATAGTTGTTTTTCCCATTGAGGAAACATGGTTAAGAATGTTTTGTCAGTATCGACTGATAAAATTGTTTCTTTAAGTTGTTTTAAATCAATTTCAATTTGACGGATTTCTTTTTGAGTATTTTCCACTAATTCTTTGAATCTTTCGCTTTTGTAAAAATCTGCATCAACAAAGAGGTTATATGTGTAATTTTGTAATCTACATCCTACATGTGAGGCAAAAGTTAATCGCTGTCCTTGCATTTGCTTTAAAACCCCTTTGTAGAATTTAACAAATTTTTGATCTTGCTCCTTATCAATATCTACTTGCAATTCTTCTGCAAACTGTCTTGCTTTTTTTATGTTTAAAGTATTCACAATTTTAAAATAAATCACTTCTTTAACTTGCTTGCTTAACTTCATTTTACCCTTCCTTGTAAATTTAAAGGCCACTATCTAGCGGCCTTATTTTTGTTAGTGTAGTTGATTATTTCTCTAATTTGTTCACGAACACGCTCAATCTCTAAGTAGAGAGCTTGCTCTTGCTTATAAAGCTCTTTTAGTTGTTGCTCTATATTTTCGTTATCCATTTCACCTCCAATTATCGGAATAGTTTGCCGCACTGTATAGAGTGCAATATTCTTTCAGGTGTTTCTTTTACGTTTATGCAATTATCATCGTTTGAATTTAATGTTGTTATTACGGTTGCGCCATTATAAGTATTTAAGCTAACGATGGTTTCTGCATTGATGAATATTTCTCGTTCATCTAAAAGTGTTAATTTAATAAAATTAGCCATATTTCCTCCTAAAATGGAATATTGTCATCAAAAGCATCCATTGGCGGCTCAGATTGTTGAGGTTTAGATTGTGCTTTTTGTTGTTTATCTTGCTGTTTAGGTGGTTGATTTTGTGCGGCATCTTGGTTTCGACCGCCTAGCATTTGAAAGTTATCGCATTGGATTTCAGTGGAGTAACGATCTTGACCGTTATTGTCTTGCCATTTACGAGTTTTTAATCTTCCCTCAACATACACTTGCGATCCTTTATGTAGATATTGAGCGGCGATCTCAGCTAGTTTTCGATAAATGACAATGCGATGCCATTCGGTCACTTCTTTTTTCTCGCCTGAGTTTTTATCCGTCCAGCTTTCACTTGTTGCCACGCTGATATTTACCACTAGATCACCAGTAGGCATTGAGCGCACATCAGGATCATTGCCTAAAAAGCCAACGATAATTACTTTATTAATTCCAGCCATATTTACTCCATAGATTTATATGCTTTTAATGTTTTGATAAATGCGGGAATTTCTTTGTCAAACGCTGCCATTAATTTTTCATCTCGCTCAACCGTAAAGAGATAAAACGGTTGTTTTTGATATTCAGGGCAATAGCTAACAAAATCCCACGTTTTATATCCAGTCACCCATAAATTTGCTTGCACCTGGATAATATACTCAGACGGCACGCCTCCGTTGATGATGTATTGAATATGCGTACTCATTTTCGGGCATTTAATCTCAAGCCCTTTTTTAAGTTCGGGGATCAATCCATCAGGACTAACCAACAATTCTTTTTTCTCGTTTAGATATACGCCGCCAACTTGCTTGACGGCATTTCCAGTAAGAAATTCATAAGCAGAGCGGGCAAGCGGCTCAAGCTGATTGCCTCGCTCCATAAAAGCTGATTTATATCCGCCATCTTGTAAACCAAGTATGCTTTCTTCAATCAGCTCAGACATATATTTGATTTGCGAGCTTGATTTTTTACCTGTTGGCGTAACGATATTCTCGATTCCTGTTGCTGTTGGAATACCAAGTCTTGCCGTTAGCCATTCTTCAGTTCCTTGCTCGCAATCAAGTGTTATCAGTCCATCGATCATAATGGAATATCCTCATCATTGCGTTCATCTTGGACTTGTTGCTTGTTTAGTTTATTAAGCAACATCCCGATAACTTCTTCAGCTTTGCTTTTTGTGATTTTTTCAAGTGATTCAACGTTACCAGCATAAGCCAGTAAGTTATGCTCATTTGCTTTTGTCACATCGATTAGAGATTTCATCTGTTCAAGCTGTTCGGGAGTGATTAACTCAATCCCTGTCACATCAATTACATTCGCTTTAGGTGTGACATTTATAGGCTCTTCAGTTTCCACAATGCGTTCTGCCTCATCCTTATCGTAAATTCCAGTAAATCCGAATGAAAGGCGAGCGCACTGAATTAATGCTTTATGGCGCAACATCCGTTTAGGGTGCGTTTGCCAAGGGCCAGTATCTCGATTACATTCACACATATATTCTGTGACTGAAATAGGGTGCGAGCGGTCTTTACGGTAGATAATGCAAGTGCATTGTTCATCATCTTGTTTAAATTCAATGCCATCAAATTGAGGATGATCATTAATAATTCTTGACCAACCATCAACGCCAACAATAGGCGTAATACCATTGCTCTTGTCAGGAAATGCGTAAATTTCTTTAGTCCAAGGATTGAGCGAGTATTGATTAGCAATGATTAGAAGAGCCATCATTTGATCATCAGTGACCGCTTGAGCCGGCATTTCTTTCCAATTACCATTGTTATCCTTATACTTTTTGCCAGCTTGCTTAAAAGCTGTATTTTTTAACGTTGCCAATAACTCATTTTCGTTTGTGTTTAATTCAAAGCGGTTTGAAAGTTGCTTGGTTAATGATTGAAGTGCTGTTGTTGCCATGTTTAATTCCTAATTAATTTTCTTGAGTGTTACATTGTCACCGTATTGCTCTTTAATTTTACGAGCGAATGATACGGCATCGTTCAACGTTCCTGAGAATGCAATTCTTACTTCAAAATGCTCAACGGCATCGCCAGGCGACAATTCTTGTGCTTTTAACGTTTCACTTCCCATGTTTTTTTCTTTGCAAGAAGATTGGACGGCTTGCGTTTCAGCTTTTACTTTTGCCTCTTCTTGCGCCTTAGCCTTGATTTCAGATTCACGCTTTTGCTCATCATCAATTCGTTGTTTGATGATTGGTGCTAAATCATCTTCACTTGCAATTAACTTGATCGCATCGGGAAATAGATAGCTTGATTTAGAGGTTAGTTGCTCAAGGCGTTCAGTTAAGCGAGTGACTTCAATAGTGATCTCGCTAATGATTAAGGTTTTCTCAGCATTTACGGCTTTCGTTAAGCCTGAAATTGAGCTTTTGCGTTTTGCACTTTCTTCAATTCGGCTTACGATCTTGTGTTTCGGGATGTTCTCTTCTAGCGCAAGTGATACATCGCTTGTTTTCGCTAGTTTGTGGCGAATATCTGAGATTTCTGCAACCGCATCTTCTACGATCTTAGCTTTAATCTCAGATTCTTTAATTTTGACTAACTTATCTCTGGCTAATCGCTCTCGTCTAAAACGCTCGGCAATGCTTTCGGCTGTTTCAACGAGCTTTTTAATATCACCGCCAACGGCATTTTTGATAGCCAATCTTGTTTTATCCTCTAATTCTTTAAGGATTTTTACTTCTTCTTTTGCAGCCAAGAAGTCATCATCGGTTTCAAAATTGCTTGTTAGGGTAGAGATAAACGCATCCGCTTGTTTCTCAAAGTCTGCAATATTGGTTGTTAAAACTTTGCTTTCTGTTGATAGGATCAACTCAAATTTTTCTGTCATTTTTATTTACCTTAAATTTAAATATAACCACGTTTATAATCTTCTTCTTTTTGCGCTATGCGATTTTCAGCAAGTTTTTTTACTGCCTCATCTCTCAAGTTTTTAAGAGCCGATTGATTACATAAGAAGATATTGATCCAAGCGTTATCGTTTTCCTCCATAAGCTCAGAAAACTCGCATAAAGTTTGGCTATCTCCGCTTTTTATTTCTCTTTCTATATCGCTAATTTCATTTTCTACTGCACGCTCATAGGCATCATATTGTTCTTGTGCCTTGTCATAAGCGGTAAAACTAGCCATTTCCCATTGTCGTTGCATCGTTTCCATTTGGAATACCTCTCAATATGTCAAAGTAAGAGCATAAATCCTCGTATTTAAATGTTCTCACCCAATGACCTCTGATTAATTTTTTGCCTCGAGGCTTGATTTGGCGATAATAAATCGCTCGCTCGATTGTGGTTGCGTGTACGCCAAAAAGACGATGAATCTCAGTAAGTTGAAATTCAGTTTGGCGCTCAGATTCAGGCTGTTGATTGCGCATTTCGTTGTACTCATCAAAGCGTTTTAAATAACGCATCTTAGCCTTTGAAATACGCTTAACTAATGTTGGCTTGGTTGCTAGTCCAGTTTTCGGTTTTGAGCGGCGAGCGAGCTCGTTATTGAGCCATTCAGACGTATTTGCTTTTAGCTCTTTACGCTCTTTCATTCGCACTTCAGCAAGCTCTATTGATTGGTAATTAGAAGAGTGCCACCATACTTTACCGCCAACTCTTTCAACAACATACCAGCCACCTTTCGGATAAGGCTCAACCTTAATTTCTACTTTTGCTTTTGCCTTTTTCATCATCCAATTCCTTTTGTTTTGTTGCGGTAAAGACTAGAGCCTCTTGTTTAGCTGGCTCGGTAAGGTTTGGTTGATATTGCCCATTCTCGGCAATCCATTGAATTCTTGCTTGTTCAAGCTCTAATTCTGTCGGCTCGCTTGCTTGTGCTGCAAGTGCGGTTAGCATTGTCATAGCAACTAGGCAAACTGAAAGGATAGTTGCAATTACATAAGCAGTTGTTTTAAGAAAATTGATTAACTTGTTCATAGTGTTTACCTCATACGGTTAGGAATGTTTGGTTAAAAAAAATCCCCTAGTGCCAAAGTGTGAAAGCAGCTAGGGGCTAACCAATTAAAAGGAGATTTTTTTATTATGAAAAACGCTGTTCCCAGCTAGAGCCGCTCTCGATTCCATTCAATTTTCAAGAAGATTGGGCGATTCCATTCGCATTTTGAGAACGGCTTTAGCTGGAGGCTCTTTTGGGATTTGAATCCGTGGTATTTTTCACAACTTACAAATTTTATTTTGTGTTTTTTCGGATGTCGGTTTCCACAACCAACGAAACAAAGAGCCGTTAAAGCGTGCGTATCTATCATTCGCAATAGTTTCACTAGCCATTGTTTCTCTGTACGTCAGCACGCTTTAATTTGGCTGCAAATTTACTTGCACAGCCAAGCAAGTACATCTCTAGGCATCCTTGCCTATATTTGCCAATCGACCACTTGACAAATAACCATATCAATATGGATTTTAAATTAAGGTAAAAAATTAGCTAAATAGAGAGAAAATCCGTTTATTACATAATCCACCTCCTTGTTTGCTATCTATTTGCTCTTTATGTCAAAACACACTAAATAGAATGTACTTTGATATAAATGCCGTCTTTCCGGCTGTCACACATAAGCAGTGTTTGCTTTATCCTTGCAATCCATGGGCTTGTCCCATCTTTCCCTGATTGCGGTCGTATCTTCTTTGAGATTGCTTAGGATGATAAGCAGCGCTGCCACTTGGTAATTTAATAATCTGCCAACCGCATCTCTTCGATTAACACGCAGTACAGTTTTCTGCTGTGGGGTTACGCACCTTAGTCCAGGTGCAACTTATCATCCGCACGACAACTAAATTTTAAAAGAGCATCGAGATATTTGTTTATGTGTATCTCGTTTTGATGGGTGTATGATATAGCTAAAGTTTTATTATGTAAATAGCCTAAGTTGTATTTTTTTATTAAAAATATATAGCTTTTTGTTTAAGTGGTTGTTTTTTCTGGTAATAAATTTCGCAAAAATTTATTCGTTTGATTATTTTTTAATCAATTACAAAGTGAAAGATGTGTTTTTTGGTGTGTAATTTGTGTTTTTGAGGTTGTTTTTGTGATTTTTAGGCAAAAGAAAACCGCCACAAAGGGCGGTTATTTGATAGGGTAGAGGGTAAAAGTTATAGATTAACTGCCTCAATATGAATGGTGCGGATAAATCTACCGATAAAATTAGCACTCTGGCAAATATCTTCTGATATATCTTGCGGATCGTAATTCTCTTTATTGTCAGAGTGTAGTCTATACCCACCACCAACTAACTTTTGAATACGTTTAATGAATAATGCACCATCAATGGCAAAAGCATAAATACCATCGCCACTATAAGCATTTACTTTTGTGTCTAAAAACACAATATCGCCTTTTCTTATGGTTGGCTCCATACTGTCGGTTGGTACATTCACGAGACAAATTCCATCTGCCGACTTCTTACCAACTAATTGAGAAATCCCCTCATCAGTCAAAAATAGACTTGAGATTATTTCAGGGTAATCAGAGTTTTCAAATCCGTTCAATCCCGCCGCCGCTCTTACATCATAGTAATCAATGCGGTGCTTATGTAACAAATCAGGCTCACTACTTATAAGCTGTTTATCAAGACCGCCATTTTCCACAATATCATCATCACGGTCGCCTGTGCCAGTGCTTAACCAAGCAACACTAACTCCAAGAGCAGAGGCAAGTTTCGCTATATGTATTGTATTTCCGCCATTCTCAATCTTAGTGATTGAATTCTGACTAATTCCAACTAGATCCCCAAGTTCCTTTTGAGTAATACCAAGCTCCATTCGTCTAGCTTTTACACGTTCGCCTAGAGTTTTCATTTTTGCACTCCTGTTGTTTGTTGAGGATTGTGTGGAGTTTAAAACTAAAGTTTTAGAAAATCAAACAACTTTTTGTGTTTTAGCTATTTACAAATAAAAACTAAAGCTATAAAATATAGCCATAAGTTAAATTAAACAAAACAGAGGGCTATTGATGAACAAAGCAATTTTGAAAGCTATCAAGATTTTCAAATCTCAACAAGCATTAGCCGCAGCCTGTGGAGTTAGTCAGAACGCTGTTAGTAAATGGCTTAATGGTGGCTCAATCTCTTTGGAAAATGCTTTAAAAATCGAAAAAGCAACCAATGGAAAGGTAAAAGCGGAAATGTTTTCAAAAGAGTTTTCTAGTTTATTAGCTAGAAATTAGGCGACAAAAAAAAGCCTCTGCGGGAACAGAGGCTTTGATTAAGTCGTATGTAATAACCTTTATCAGTCGGAGGACATCAAAAGATGACTAAATTATCACCTAAATTGAACGAAAACGCAAACGAAAAGGAAAGTGAATCGCAAAATTTAATGATTTTAAAAGCATTATTAAATGGCGAGCGATTAACGCAACTTGAGGCATACACTCGTTTTAACTGCACACGCCTTGGCGCACGCATTTATGACATCAAAAATATGAAATATACCGTATTGGATAGATGGGTTGTTGTTCCAAGTGGAAAGAGAGTTAAAGAATACAGATTGGTGATTTGATATGAAAAATATTGCATGCAAAGAGCTTACTTTATTGGGGGCGGATCATGAATAGCAGATTTATTCCAAACTCTTTCATTATTCCTAATTCTGTTGTTGATGAATTAATGGCTGAAATGAGTGGCGTAGAGCTTAAATGCTACTTATTCGTTGTTCGTAAAACTAAAGGCTGGAATAAGGAATACGATGCAATCTCTTTAACTCAATTTATCAAGTTTACTGGAGCTGGTAAAACTTCCGTGGTTGATGCGTTAAAAAATCTTGTTGAGTTAGGGCTTTTAGTTAAAAAAACAGGAGTAAGAAATACATCCGTTTACGCAATCAACTCGTTCGGAAATCAGACTAGTTCGGAAAGTGAACTAGTTCAGAAAGCGAACAGCACTAGTTCGGAAAGTGAACTAGTGACTAGTTCAGAAAGTGAACATACAAAATACAACAATATAAATACCACTACTAAAAATAAAAATAATAATACACGCACTGCAAAAACAAACGTAAAAGAGCTGCTTGCTGAATATGGTGTTACAGGTCAGCTTGCCGATGAATTTATTGCCCATCGTAAATTCAGAAAAGCACCAATCACTAAAAGAGTGATGGCTTTAATTGCTAACAATGCTCGCATAGCTGGAATTGAAACATCGTTTGCTATTGAAATTATCTTGGCTAAAGGTACTTGGGTTACGTTTGATGCAACTTGGAATTGGCAATCAACCGCCTCTTCATTGCGTAATGAAAAAGGCAAAACAGGCAAATTTGATGCTCACAATGGTTTAAGAGATAGAGATCTTGGAAAAACAGAAGTTCCAAGTTGGGCTTTAGACGGTAAAGACGGTGAAAGCGAGGTGTAATCATGGATAAAAGAGAATTACAAGAAAAGCTAATCAGTCTTAAATCAGAGTATAAAAACGCAATCAACGGATTGCCAGTGGCCGAAAATCTACTGCCAAGCAAACGGGTTAAGGCGCATTGTCCGAAACATGGCGAATTTACTAAGTATGTAAGAAAAGTCGAGCTTATCGGTAAAACGTTTGAAACAAAATGTCCGCACTGCATCAAAGAAGAAATTGAATTAATTGAGCAGCAAATTAGAGATTTTGATAACGAGAAAATACAAGCAAAAATCAAAGAGCTAAAAGATAAATCAGGTATCCCACTAAGATTTGCCTCAGCTAACTTTGATAGCTATATCGAAACCGCTCAAAATCGCTTGGCTAAAAAGATTTGCCAACGCTATGCAGATAAGTGGTTAGAGCGATTCAAATTAGGCGGTGGGTTGGTATTTTGCGGCAAACCAGGAACAGGTAAAAATCATTTAGCTTGCGCCATTGCTAATAGCGTAATCGAAAATCATCAATCCGATGTGTATCTAACCACTGTAATGCGGATTATCCGAAAAATTAAATCAACGTGGGGTAAAGATTCTGACTTGACTGAGGAAGATGCAATTAAATTTTATTGCAGTAAGAGCTTGTTAATCATTGATGAATTAGGCGTTCAGTTCGGTACAGAATCAGAAAAAATCATTTTGTTTGAAATCATCAATGAGCGATACGAGCAAATGCGGCCAACAATTCTAATTAGCAATCTGACTGAAGAAGAATTGGGCAAGTACATTGGCGACCGTATTATCGACCGAATGAAAGAGGGTCAAGGTGCAGTGATTAAATTTGATTGGGAGAGTTACAGAAAATGATGGAGCAAAAATTTGATAAAGATACCTATCCAACTCCATTATCAATTTTTAATCCGCTTGATAATGAGTTCATCTTTACTTGTGATGGATGCGCAAGTGCTGAAAATGCCAAAGTGCCTGAATTTTTTATTACAAAAGAACAGGATTTTTTAACTTATCCGCTAAATGATGAAAGCGTATTTGTAAATCCTCCATATAGCAAACCATTGCCATTTATTGAAAGAGCAGTAAGCCTATTTGAAAACAATAATTGCCTAGTCGTTATGCTGCTCCCTATCGATATATCAACAAAATGGTTCACTTTGGTTACGCAAAAAGCAACTGAAATCCGTTTTATCGTTGGTGGACGAGTTAAATTTCTAAATGGTGAAACTGGTAAATATGTTGATGTTTGCCGTGGAAATGTAATTGCAATTTTTAATCCATATCAAAGAGCGATGAATCAAGTTATCCGACACGTTCATATTGATTCATTCAAGGATTTAGAGTGGCGTAAAAAATAGTAAATCCACTAGACGGAACATCAGGAAGATGGGCAAAAGTAAACGTAAGCAAAAAACGGAAATTTTTGCAGTTAAATATGCCAATGGTGCGGTTGTAGCTGAAACGGATTATGACCGCAATTTACTCAAGGGGTTGCCAGTTGGAAGTGCGGTAAAAATTATACCAATTAGCAACAATCGTAATTATCAACATCATAAGAAATTTTTTGCATTGCTAGATTGTGGATTTGAGTATTGGCAGCCCGAATTTAGCGTGCTTACGCAAGCAGAAGAATGGATTGCTCAAGCGGTTGCAAAAAAGATAGCGATTGCCGCAAACGATGAAGATTTTTATCAAAGAATAACAAAACCAATAGCGGATAGCGTGCTTGCAGATGTGCGGTTAAATCGAGAATCAAAGCTCGATTATGAGGGAATGAAAACGCTTGAATCGTATTTAGATCACGTTATGAAAAAAGCGGGCTTTTACGATATTAAGCCGGTTCAAGATGGTGGAACAATTAAAGAGAGATGGTCAATATCATTTGCCAATATGAGCCAAGAAAAGTTCAACAGTGTTTACAAAGGAGTGTATGGCGTGATTTGGAATGAAACACTATGCAACATTTATGAAAGTGAATCTGATTTAGATAACAGAATTGATCAATTAATGGCATTTGGAGGATAAGCGAATGGAATCGCTAAATTACATTCTTTTAGTATTAGGCTTTATGTCCGCACCGTCTTTAGCCTTTATCGTTGCGATCATTTTTCAAAATTACATCACTAGAGTTATTTTCCATTGGACGGCTTGCGTTAGCATGGTTGGCTTTTGGCTTTCGATAGTGATTGGATTTGGTTATTGGCTAGTGAAATATATTGGATAAGAAGCGGTGTTGGTTATGAATGACAAGGAAAAATTTGAGCGGACAAAACCGTATGTAAACGTGGGTACAATCGGCCATGTTGATCACGGTAAAACAATTATAACCGCAGCGGTAAAAAGAATTATTGCGGAGGTCTTAAAGGGGCATATTCAAGAAAATATTACCACAACAATGCCGAAAGTATCTTATCCAGCAGAACAATTAAATAAAAAAACGGTGTATTCAAGAGGAAAATAAAATGGCTAATTTACGCAAGGAGGCGAAAGGGCGTGAATGTCAGGTAAGAATTCCTGGTATTTGCACAGGTGAAAACGAAACAGTGGTATTGGCGCACTATACAAGCTCTTGGCTTAGAGGCATGGGAAGTAAGCCGCATGATATTTTTGGAGCTTATTGTTGTGCAGCTTGCCATAACGCAATCGATGGGAGAGTAAGAACAAGTTATTCCCGAGAGCAATTAAGACTTATGCACGCTGAGGGAGTATTAAGAACAATCAACATTTTACTCAAGGAGGGGAAAATATGTCTGATTGGTTAGAGATTGCATTACCTTACCCGCCATCTGTGAACCATTATTGGCGGCATACACGAAACGGACGTCATTATATCAGCGAGGCCGGCAGAAAATTTAAAACGGATGCTTTGAAAATTTTACAAAAATTTGCCCCATTTACAGGCTCAGTGGCGATTTGCCTTGATGTGTACTATCCAGATAACCGAAACCGTGATCCCGATAATATAAACAAAGGGCTTTTTGATAGTTTAGTCGCATCAGGATTAATACAAGACGACAACAACAAAGTGATAAAAGATTTTCGCAGCAAAAATTGCGGTATTAAAAAAGGCGGAATGGTAGTGGTTAAAATTAGAGGGCTTGAAAATGAGTAAATCAATTGAATTGTTAGTTAGATTGCATGATCCAAAATGCGTTAGTGTTGAAACCGCCGGTCGTGGTGGCGTTGCATTGCTTTATAAAGAGCAAATTATTTGCGCCTTTGCTCAGGCCGAAAATAAACACATGCTAGGGTATCATCTTCTGATGAGTAAATATCGCCAAGAAAAATCATCAAGAGAATTTGTTGATAGTTATGTTGATACGTGGTGTGAAGAGTTTGGGCATCCAGAACATTCCACAGAGGCTTTAAAATACGTTGTGGATATAGTTTGCGATCTTCCATTGCCTAGCCAGTTAAAACATATTAAAGCATTAAGAAAACGTTATTTGCGCTCGCAATATGCGCATTTATCAGCCTTAGATAGAGCAAATAAAATGGCTGAAGAAAATGGATTATCCGCTAATAGCGTTGAGGCTCGCCAATTAAGAATCAGAGAATTAAACGATTTGCGTAAATCCAATACTTGCCCTCGCTGCCGTGGTACAGGTGAAATCGGTAGAGAGCAAAAACATAAATGTCCTGAATGTGATGGAACAGGCAAATTAAAAGCCAATATTTATCACTTGATGAAGTCTTTAGATTGTACGGAGGCTTACTTTAAGCGCTATCTAAATGCACTTGTTGTTTCCTTTGAGCGCCATTGTTATGAAGAAATGAGCTGCGCTGAGAATGTGATTAAGCAGATATTAAATAAAGAAATTTCTGATTAATTTTTGAATTTGTGAATTAGATCACAGATGAAAAATAATAAAGCTCTCATAATTAAAAAAATAACTATGGGAGTTTTTATGAAAAAAATACTTTTGATCAGTATCGTCCTTTTTTCTACATCAGTAATGGCAAATACCATTACTTGTAACACGTTTGGTAGTATGGAAATGTGTCAAGATTCTTATGGTAATTCCTCTACAACTCACCACATCGGAAATACTTACATAACTAACGGCTCGAATGGTTATAGTTCAACAACCCATAAGATTGGTGATGATATGTATATGGGGCATGACAATCGAGGGAATAGTTGGAATATCTACGATAATAATAGCTACCGCAATTATTAACTGAGGTATTTTATGAGAAAGATTGGTTTTTTGTTTATCCTTGGTTTGGTTTCGGTAAGTGCATCTGCAATTACAGTAGAAACTACTGGTAAAGGAACATTCACAGAGTGCAAAGATTCGTTTGGAGGATTTCTTTCTTCTTGTGATGAGGAAAAGGTTCAAATTCCACAGTTTATTTCCGAAGGCTCGGTTATTAAGGCTATCTTCTTAGGGAAAAGTAGAGGAAAGTATATTAACTTTGAAGTTGACGAAATCAAGTATAACTCAAGTAAGGGATCTTGCCGATTAATTTATCCCAATGGCGGTTCAAACATGACTATTGGAATAGGTAAGTGTAAAAATTTGTCAAGATAGAACACTTGCGCCAGTTTGACCCAAAAGCCATTAGAGTAGATTTTTAAAAGGGAGTGCAAAGAGTTGGTTTATATGGCTGACTAATTATTATCTAAGGAAACACTATGAAAAAATTACTATTAATTGCTTTAACATTAACATCATCCGTTGCGATGGCGAATTATACCACTTGCAATAACTTTGGAGATACTCGAATTTGCCGTGATTCAAGCGGATTTTCAAGCACCACACACAGAATTGGCGATACCTATATCACAAGTGGATCAGATGGGTATAGAGCAACAACTCACCGCATAGGCGATGATATATATCGAGGTAGTGATAACAGGGGAAATAGTTGGAATATATTCGATGATTCCAACGATAAATACTAGGCGATAAACGCTTGTAATATATATAGATTCATTGACTTTTCAAAAGTTTTGCAGTATTATTCGTAAAAATGACCGAGGTGTATTTTATACATCTCGGTTTTTTATTGCCAGTTAATCAGGCTTACCTGATGATGCAAGACAACCCGATAATTGTGTGGGTAGGCTGGCATACCCCAACAGTGAGATAACCTCTGATGTTTGCTGTGGTACTAAACCGCTCAAGTTATCTCCATTCTAAGGGCGTAGTCTAATGGTAAGACAGCGGTCTCCAAAACCGTTAATTAAGGTTCGATTCCTTGCGCCTTTGCCATATCACAAGCTCACGTTAACGCGTGAGCTTTTTTATTGCCCCGCAATAAGCGAGGTGGAGTATGAAAATGTTTAAAGACGCAGGGAATCAAACTTATTTCTGGTCGAGTTTTTCCGGTGTTCTTGCTTGGCTTGGCGATCAAAACAATTTAATGATTTTGAGTTTGTTGATAGGTATTGTTACGGCATTGGTTAATGCTTATTCAAAATTCTATGAAAATAGAGTGGCTAAACGAGCAGAGGAACGAGAAGAGGAATTACACGCCTTAAAGGTTCAAGCTTTAAAAAGAGGGCTTAGAGATGAAGTTAGCAAAGACTAGAACTGGATTAGGGCTTGCAGGAAGTGTTTGCGGAGTGTCAGCTATTATCTTGACAATGTATAGCGCTTATGGCGATGAGTTAATGCTTAGTCCGGCTGGAGCAGAGATTATTGGTAATGCTGAAGGTTGCAGACGTGATCCTTATAAATGCCCTGCTGATGTATTAACCGTTGGTATTGGATCAACCGAATACAGTGGATTGCCAATAGATCCTAAACATCGTTATACAGACTTGGAAATTGCAGAACGTTGGAAGAATGACATTAAAGTGGCTGAGGAATGCGTATTAGCTTATGGGAACGGTCGAGCGTTGCCACAGTCTGTATTTGATTCTGCAGTATCTATTACTTTTAACGTTGGTTGTGGTGCAGTTCGAAAATCAACCTTATTTAAATACCTTAATTCAGGCAAGTATGAGTTAGCTTGTAATGAATATCCAAGATGGAATAAAGCTGGTGGAAAAGTTTTACCAGGCTTAGTTTCACGTAGAGAAAAAGAAAAGGCATTATGTTTATCTGATTTGCATAAGTAAAGGTTAGCTGGTGCGGTTATGGGAGCTATTAAATCAGATGGCGAAAGCGTAAGCAAAAGAGCCTAAACCGCACCGCTATTTATTATGGGGGTTTAACATGATTGGTATCGGGCAATATATCAGTAACGGATTCACAAAGATTTTATTGGTGTGCTCCGTTGTTTCTGCGTTTGTAATTCTTGCATTGTGTGGATGGATTCATCATCAGTCAGCAACTATTGATGGGCTTAATGTAAAGATTAAAACGCACCAAGAAACAATTGCTGCACAAAGTCAAACGATCACTCGATTAGAAGAAGATGCTGAGCAAAATAGACAGCTAACATTTGAGCTAAGTCGGGTGGAGTCAGATGCAAGGAGTAAATCAGATGCAATTATCAAATCTATACCGAAACAAGTTAAAGCTAGCAGTGCTTTTAATACTAGTGCTCCTAGCAATGTTATTGAGTTCTTGCGCCAGTAAACCTGTTGTAGTGAGTTGTTCTCAATTACCTGCAGCGTTGACCGCTCATTTAGATAAGACAGTATTTGCTGGTGATACTTATGGTGATGTAACAAAGTACGCGGTAATCCTAAAACGCGAACGTGATATGTGCTTAAACCGCATCGACAAGATTCGGGAATGGCAAACTGAGAAATTAAGTAAATAGGGGAATAAATGTTTTTTCCAAAATCAAAGAAGAAACTTCTTGAAGAGGGGTTTGCCCATCATTGCAAAGTGTGGGGAATCCCTTGTTATGTTGGTGGACTGGATGAAGAAGATTATCTTATTGATACCGCCAACTTTATCCCTAGCTGGGTGTTAGACTTAGCTGATGTAATCTGCTTTACCATGCTAGATTATCAAAATAGAGATAATCCGCATTATTTTAAAGGTTGGTCTATCTATGTAGGCGACCCGCTTTAATTAAACCAATATGCCCGCTTAATTGCGGGCTTTTTTATATATCGTTTATGGCAAGAAAGAATTGGAACGCACTTCAAATAGAATACATCAAGTCTTATGCAAAGACTGGTGTATCTGTAATGGAATGGTGCAGAAAGAAAGGATTGAATTTTGCCACTGCGAAACGCTATATCAAAAAGCCTGAAACAGCATTCGCACAGTTAGAAGAGAGTAAACAATCCAATATAAGAGCGCAAGTAGAAACAAGTCCAAAAGAGGCTGAAACTGCGAAAAGCGAAAATGTATCGGAAGTTATTGATATTAAAGATGATTTAACTGAAAAATGCGAATCTAACTGCGAAAGCCAATCTGAAACTGCGAAACCAACTGCGAAACCGTCTAGATTCTCTTCTGAATTACAATCTCAAAGAAGAATAAAGCACGGCGGTTACGCTCGTTACTTTAAAGATAAATCAGCCTTTGATGTTGTAGTTGATTTTGGACTTAAAGACGAGATTGATTTAATGCGCCAACGTGCTATTGCATCAATCGAGAATCTTGAAAAGTTCACTGCTGATTTAAGTCACTGTAAAACGGCAGAAGATAAAGAAGTTACCTATAAGCTAATTAATGCCGCTCAGAACGCATTAGATAGAGCGGTTGCACGAATTGAGAGTTTAAGCCGCACAAATAACGATATTGATTTAGTGCTTGAAACAATCGAATTAAGAAAGGCTCAGACGAAAGAAACCTTGCTTAAAGCAGATAAGCTCGCACAAGAGTTAGGCGCAAGAGCAGCAAGCAAACACAAAGTGGAATACACAATGGATTTTACAGGCGGCGATGATGAAGATTAATTATATCGCCTCGCCAACCTTTCGCCGAGTACATAAATCAAACGCATTAGTAAAGGCAATTCGTGGCCCGATTGGTAGTGGTAAATCAGTTGGGTGTGTAATGGAAATGTTCCGTATTTGCTTAAACCAAGAGCCTAATTCTGATGGTGTTCGCCGTACTCGTTGGGCTTGCGTGCGTAATACTTACCCTGAGTTAAAGGGTACAGTGATCAAAACATTCCAAGACTGGATTCCTGACAGTATTTGCCCGATTAAATATGACAGTCCAATCTCAGGATTGATGAAAATCAATCATCCTGATGGCAAAACAACGGTTGAGGCTGAATTTATGTTCCTATCCATGGATAAGCCAAAAGATGTTAAGAAATTAATGTCACTTGAGCTTACAGGGATTTGGATAAACGAGGCTCAATTCTTGCCAGTATTGCTTGTTACTGAGGCGGTTACTCGTACAGGGCGTTACCCGAAAAAGAGCGTATTAGAGGGATTTGATGGCGCAACCTGGAACGGCATGATTATGGACACAAACTCGCCTGATGACGATCACTGGTGGCATGAATTTGAAACAGCCGTTGATGAAGAAACAGGCGAAAGTCTAACGCCTAAAGGATGGGAGTTCTTCACTCAGCCTGGCGCATTAATTGATATTACAGGCATTCCATATAGCTCTTTATCCAGTGAAGTTAAAGCCAATATTGAGGCTGGCTTATACGTTGAATACAAAGGGCATAAATTCGTGGCTAATCCGCTTGCTGAGAACGTTGAAAACCATAAGAAAGGTTATGGGTACTGGTTCGATAGCTTGCAAGGTCAAACGCTCAACTGGATTAAATCTCGCATCTGTAATGAGTTCGCAACAGTACAAACAGGTAAACCAGTTTATATGGATCACTTCAATAAAGAATTGCACGTATCAAAAGATAAATTATTGCCGGTTAAAGGATGGCCAACATTTATCGGTCTTGACTTTGGTCTAACGCCAGCCGCAATTATCGGTCAGGTTGCGCCAATCGGGCAGTTACGCATCACTGATGAAGTTGTTGCAACTGGTATGGGGATTGAACGATTTATCCGTGATCAGCTTTCAATTCTACTTAAATCAAAATACAACGGTTGTGAAATTGAAGTGATAGGCGACCCGGCTGGCGTGCAACGTGCGCAAACCAACGAGAAAACGTGCTTTCAAATTCTATTGGAAAACGGCTTTAATGCTCGTCCGGCTGAATCAAATAACACAACAGCTCGCCTTGAGGCAGTTCGTTGGTGGTTATCTCGCTTAGTAGGTAAAGGACAGCCGGCAATGCTTATTAGTCCACACTGTAAAACACTTATCAAAGGTTATGAAACAGGTTATTCATACCGCCTATTAAATATCAGTGGGGAAGATAAATACACTGAAACGCCGGATAAAAACCGTTATTCGCATCCACACGATGCAAACCAATATTTATGTTTAGGCGCTATGCCTGATTTATTCAAACAACAGATCATCAACATTAAACCACATCAAGCAATCAGTTCATTGACAGGGTACTAAACAATGGCAGAAGAACAATCCGCATTATTAGAGGCGATCACGAATTTAGGATCAGAGCTAAAAGCAAAATTATTAGAGCAAATTAAACAACGCCAACCAGTTGTAGAACGTTGGGTAAAAGATATGTATCAATATCGCAACCAATACTCAACCTCAACAACAACAGGTAAATCTAAAGTGTTTGTTGGTTATACTCGTGCGAAAACTGATGCTTGGACGGCTCAAATGACAGATATGTTATTTCCGAGCGATGACAAGAATTACGGTATCTCGCCAACGCCTATGCCTAACATTGCCAACATGGCAAAACAAACTGATAACGGCAATCCGCAAATGGCGGCTCAAATTAATAATGCTCGCACTATTATGCAACAAGCGAAAGAGCGTGCAGAGGCAATGGAAAAGCTAATTGACGATCAGTTGCTCGAATGTGATTACGCTGCTGAGGCTCGCTTATGTTTACATTATGCCGGTGTATTGGGTACAGGTATTTTGCGTGCGCCTATCGTTGATGTTGTGGAATCAAAAGTGTGGTCAGAAGATGCGATGGGGCAATGGAATGGCGAGATTGTGACTAAAACAATCCCGGCTGCTCGCTTAGTATTGCCGTGGGATTTTGTGCCGGATATGACCGCATCCACAATCAAAGATTGCCAGTTCGTCTTTGAGCGCAGTTACGTTACGAAAAAACAATTACAGGCTTTAGCTAAAAATCCATACTACTTGAAAGATAACGTGCTTGAGCTTTGTGAATTGGACGGCTCAGATACGAAAACAGCAAGCTCAGATATGGATGGTTATGTTGATACGTTGAGAACGTTATCAGGCTTAGAAACACAGAGCAAGGACAACCGCTATGAGCTATGGACTTACCATGGTGGTATTCCATTAAGCGTATTAGAGAGCGCCAATTCTCAATTAGGCGAGGGCAATAAGCTCAACATTCCGAGTGATGAGGAATCAAAGGCAGCTAACCTTGAAATTGATGGCGTGATCGTGATGGCTGGCAACGGCAAGATTTTAAGCGTAAATCTCAATCCGTTAGATTCAGCCGAATACCCTTACTCAATTTACACTTGCGAGCCTGATGTATGTTGCGTATTTGGCTTTGGTATTCCTTACCTTTGCCGTGATGCGCAAGAGATTTTAAATACCGCTTGGCGAGGCATGATTGATAACGGCGTTTTAGGTATCGGGCCACAAGCGGTCGTGAATAGCAGTGTATTAAGTCCAGTGGACGGCTCTTGGGAATTAGCCCCTTATAAACTATGGCGCACTAATGACCGTGCAACAATGAACGCATCCATTGAGGCTCAAAGAGCGTTTGGCGTATTTGATATTAGCAGTCGTCAGCAAGAATTTGCCAATATCATTCAGCTTTCAAAATCATTTATGGATGAAGAAAGTGGATTGCCTATGATTGCGCAAGGCGAGCAAGGACAAGTTACGCCAACGCTAGGCGGTATGTCTATGCTAATGAATGCCGCAAATGCAGTACGCCGCAGACAGGTGAAAGAATGGGATGATGCCGTGACTAAACCATTAATTCGCCGATTCTATGAATACAACATGGCAATGAGCGATGATCCGAATATCAAAGGCGATATGCAGATTGTTGCTCGAGGTACATCAGCGCTATTAGTCAAAGAAACTCAAACAGCACAGATTATCGATATTTTCCAAAAATTCGGTCAGCATCCGCAATTAATGTATGCCTTTGATTGGTACGATGGCGCTAAAACATTGATGCAATCAATGAGCATGGGAACGCAAACCATGCTTATCCCTCGTGATGAGTACGAACAAAAATTACAGGAAATGCAAGAATCTCAAGCATCACAACCGCAAGATCCTGAAATTCTGAAAGTACAAATGCAAATGCAGATTGCGCAACAAAAACAACAGCACGAAATGCAGTTAGAGCAAATGAAGATTCAAAGTCAAATTCAGATTGAACAAATGAAAGTTCAAATCAAAGAAAAAGAGCTTGAAATCAAAATGCTCGAAGTGCAAATGACACAACAATCGCATCAAGCACGCCTAGATTTAGACGAAAAACTAAGTACGGCAAAACTCACAACCGATTTACAACTTCAAACAGGTAAACAAGCAATAGATTTAGAGAAATTTAAAACAGAAGTGGCATTGAAGAGTACGCCGCTCGCTAATCCAGCCGGTAATTATGGATTAGACAAATAACAGGCCGCAACGTAAAAAGTGCGGTCTTTTTTTATCACTAAATTTTAAGGGCAAATATATATGAGTTTCTACCTTTCCAATAAAGACTACAAAGAAATGATCGGCATTATCAGTGGCGATACAGGTAGCAAGAAAGGAAATGGCGCATCAACCACTTACCTCGATACTGAATTAACAGCGCAAGAGCCTAAAAAACAGCAAGGCATTGTGGCTGATACAGTTGATGCGGTGCAAATGGGTGCATGGAAAGGCGTTAGTGATATTGCGCATGGCGTTGGTGCTTTAACTGGTGCAGATTGGTTGCATGATGTTGGCGATTGGGCGGCAAAAGGTGCTGATGAAAACGTTGCCTCAATGTCAGATGAAATTAAAGCTGCTTTAAATCAAAATGCGTTTGATGGCGAGGGGCAAGGTGTGCGCAATTTGCGTTGGTGGGCTGGTAATTTAGGTTCATTAATCGGTCAAAACCTTGATACCGCTTTAACACTTGGTGCCGGTAAAATTGCAACAATTGGTGCAAAACAAGCCGGTAAATTATTGCTCAAAAAAGAAGTGGCTGAAGAAGTTGGGAAAACAGCAGTAGAGCAAGCCGCTAAACGTGGCATACCGCAAAAATACTGGAACATGGTTGGTATTACAGCAACAATGTCGGCGATGTCAGGTGGTGGCCGTTACGGTCAAAAACGTGATGAAGTTATGGGCATGACCAACGAGCAATTAGCTCAGATCCCGCAATTCTCAGATGAATATTATTCCATTGCAGATAGCGATGAGGGCAAAGGTAAAAGCACAGATGAGCTTTACACAATGGCGAAAAAATCCTTTGCTGATAAAGTTGGTCGTGATGCAGCGCTCAATCCAACGGCTATCGCAACAGATTTAGTGACAAATGCAGTCAGTGGTCTTGGTGGTGGATTTTGGGGTTTAGGTTCGCCGGCTAAAACAATCAAAGGCGGTTTATTAAAAGGTGCGGCGGTTGAGGGTGGCAGTGAGGCTATTCAAGGTATTGGAGAACAATACGCCTTAAATAAAGCGGATCAAAAATACTTCAATCCTGATAAAGATTTAACTGAGGGCATGGCTGATAATGCTATCAATGGTGCAGTGCTTGGTGCAGTCTTTGGTTCGGCTATGGGTGGACTTGATACTCACACTGATAGAATCGCTTTCAATAATCAAAAACGCACAATCTTAAATCATATCAATACCGGCAATGATGCAGTTGATAGCCAATTAAGAAACTATGTTGATATGCTCAATCATGGCGCAACCGAATTAGGCGATTTAGTATCAGCCAGTCGAGTACAAGCGCTCAATAATGCCGGCATTGCAACAGCTAAAGCACGACAAGCAGCAGAAGAGGCACTTGCAGAGCAACAAGCGAAAGCAAAATTTGAATCAGACTTCTTTGATGAAGAGCAACCACAACAAGAAACAACCTCCACTTTCAAAGTTGATCCGAATTTAGAACGTGCGCTTGAATTGCATTCAATTCTTGGTCAATTCAGAAAAAATGATTTATCTCGTGCGAATGAGTTTATTGATACGCCAACCATTTTCGCAGACGAACAAGCTCGAAAAGATTATGTGACCGGTCGTGCGTTTGATGAAGTGCGCAACATTGCTCAATCATACGGCATTGATCCGAAAGACGGTAAAGCTATGCGCCGTTGGTTAGAGGATTATGCAGAGAAAGCGAAAGAATACGCTAACGATGATCCACAAGCCGTTGCACCAGTAGTTAATCTACAATCTACCGCTAACATTGCACCTGAGTTCAGAAATGGCGTTATAAGCGGCGCTAACGATGAGATTGATGTTGGCAATGGTAATTATCAACCTTTCCAATATGAAGTCGTAGATGCAAGCACGCTTACGCCTACACAACAAAAAGACGAAAACCAATTCCGTGACCGTGACCGAGCATCAAGCCAAGCTCAAATTAATAACATTGCACGAAATTTAGATCCTCGCAAACTTGCCGCAAGTCCAACAATGGATGTTGGCGCACCGTTATTAGCTTTAGATGGTAAAACAATTATTGCCGGCAATGGTCGTACAATGGCAATTCGCCAAGCCTATCAAGAGGGTGGCGCTGATGGTTATCGCCAATTTTTACAAGATAATTCAGCACAATTTGGCATTGACCAGGCTCAATTAAGCGAAATGGAAAATCCTGTATTGGTTCGCCGTTTAACTTCTCCAGTTGATATTGCTCAAGTGGCCATCAATTCCAACGAGCAAGGCGGTATGCGAATGTCAGATTTAGAGCAAGCGAAAGTAGATGCTCGCCGCTTGCCAAGTATGGATAATTTTGTTGCAAACGATGACGGTGATATTAACTCAGTAGATAACCAATATTTCATTGGTCAATTCATTAAAAATCAGCCTGAGAACGTGCGTAATGAATTATTAGATAGTCGTGGTAATCTCAGTCAAACTGGCGTGCAACGTATGCGCAATGCGATGTTGTATGAGGCTTATGGCGACAGTCAAACATTATCCCGCTTAATTGAAAATACAGATCAGGGCGCAAAAAACGTATTGAACGCTTTAACCTCTATTGCGCCTAAAGTTGCTCAAACTCAGCAAGGCATCAATATTGGCAAGTTATCAAGCGATGTAAATATTTCAAAAGATGTGATCCAAGCCGTTGAGAAATACAACCAACTCAATGCGCAAGGGTTCAAAATCAGCGATTATCTCGCTCAAGAAGATTTTGTGGGGTATTTATCGCCTGAGGCTCGAGAAATTCTAACCATTTTTGATGAAAATCGCAGAAGTGGTAAACGTATTGCGCAAGTGTTAGGCGCTTACCTTGACCAAGCACAAATGCAAGGCAATCTATCACAAGCCAGTATGTTTGCCGATGTAGAGTTTGATAAATTAGGCTCGTTGCAGCAAGCGAAAAATGCTGATGACACCATCCGATTAAGCCTTAATGAATCCGCTAATTCTGACTTTGCGAAATCGGTGGATAAGATTGCCAACGGTAAAAGAGGGCGGAACGATAGATTTTTAAACATGGGAACAACGCCTCCCGTTTTTAAAATGTTGGGATTAAAAGAAGTAAAAATTGCAATGCGTGAAAATGTTATTGATAAAGCACTATTTAAACACAGTGTTTCCGTTGATGACTTAAAACAAATCCCAGCACAAATTAATAATCCGATTGCGGTAATGCGCTCGAATCCTAGCTCAACAAATCCTAATGGATTAGTTGTCCTAACTGAGCTAAATGAAGTGGTTAATGGAAAAGAAAAACCAATAATCGCAGCTTTACAATTAAAAAAATCAGGTGGGCAATTAGAGGTAATCAATATTGCAAGTGTCTATGGAAGAGATTTAGATACACAGATCGGAAACGATCTCTCAAGAGCTATTTATTGGAATAAAACAAAAGGCTATCAATTTGCTAGGACAGTTGGGCTTCAATTGCCATCGTCGCTCACTAGCGCTGATAACCTTTCTGCTCTTAATATTAAAACCGAAACCGATCTAAGTCAATATCAAAGCGCAAAAAATAATCAAGAAACTCAAATTAATCCAGAAATTCAACGTGCGCAAGAAATCTTACGCAAAACCTTTGGCAAAGCGGCAGAACATATTGAAGTTGCAACCTTTGCGAATCCTCCAAAAGATGTGCGCCATTTGATCACTTCTGATGTAGAGGGATGGTTTAATCCTAAAACTGGCAAGGTTACATTGATTGCAGACAGTATCAATGCAACCAAAACAATGAGCAAAGAAGAACGTTTGCAATTCGTTGCGTGGCATGAAATGGCGCATCGTGGAATCAACGTTGGCTATAAAGGCTCTTATGACAGCTTAATGAAAGAAGTTGGCAAAAACAAAGCGATTAGTCAGATCGCTGATGCTATTCAAATGCAACGCAAAAACACTGATGATTTAGCCGCAACCAATCGATCCGTTGCGATTGAAGAGGCTATTGCAGAAATGATGGCCGCACACGAAACAGGCAAATGGAATGAGCTTGAAAGTCGCTATGGCGTAGAGATTAAAAAAGGTCAAAGACAATCTACTAAATCATGGTTGTCAATGACCGCACAACGTATCAAAGACTTCTTATCAAAATTCTTTGGTGTTGAGCGTGCAGCGCAGTTTTCTGATGAAGATGTATTGAATCTTATTTCTCGAATTAAATCTAGCTCGCTAAATGAAACAAGTGATATTGGCGATGTGCGCTTTAGTCGAAATGAAGAATTAACTGAGGAACGCTATAACCAAGCAAAATCAAAAGGCGAAACCGAGCTAACATTCAAGCAATGGCAACAAGTGCGCTCGCCTGAGTTTAAAGCATGGTTCGGTGATTGGGAAAACGATCCTGAAAATGCAAGTAAGGTTGTAAATCCTAAAACTGGTGAGCCGTTAGTGGTTTATCATGGAACATTAAATAATTTTAATATATTTAACAATGATAGAGGCGTTCATTTTGTATCTGACGATCCGAAATTTGTTGATAAGTTTGTCACGCAAAATGGCGGAGATTTTGCTGATGGTGCAAATGTTATGCCGTTATTTATTTCCTCCAAGAATCCCTTTGATTACACTAACAAAAAACACGTTGGTAAACTTTCGGTGATGGCCGGTTTGAGTTCTAGCGCTGTTAGTGAAATAAAAAAAGGTAAATGGCAACGGATAGAGGATAGAACAATCATTGAATCAATCAAAGACTTGGGATTTGATGGTTTTTATGTAAATGAGGACGGAGTTAAAAACTTAGCTGTATTCAACTCCAATCAAATTAAATCAGCATCCTCTAACACTGGCGCATTTTCTAAAGAGAACGATGATATTCGTTTTAGCAGAAAAGGCGAATCAGAATATCAACGTGATTTAATCGTGACACACAACATCAGTGCAGATGGCATTATGCACGCTGATAAAATTGGCGGCTTACCACTTGCATCCGTTGCAGTGGCAAAACAAAGCAATCCATTAACCAGCTTTGGTGAAGTCACTTTAATTGGTAGTCGTAATTACATCGATCCGAAAGGCGTAAATAAAGCTCAAGTTTTCGGTAGTGACATTTATTCGCCTCGTTATCCTCGAATTAGTTATGAGTATTCAGCGAAAAATCAAAAAGCATTATTCAATCGTTTTGAAAAATCAGCAAAAGAGATTGAAGATAGCTCCTTTGGTTATGATTTTACGCAAGGATTAGAAGATACTGGCGCAAAACAAGCGATGCTTAATAGTGATGCGGTTAAATATCAGTTCTTGAAAGAGCATAATATTCCGTATAAAAAAGCCTATCGAGATATTCCGAAAAGCGTACACGCTGATTATCCATCCATTCAGAAAGCAATTAAAGCCGGCATAAGCGAGGAAGATATTTCATCCATCGAAAGTGCGGATAAATTTGAGGGCTTATTCAGAGAATTTATCAAGGATTACATCAAAGATATTGAGGGCAGAGTACCTCCATCGCCGTCGCTTAAAAATGTGATTGTGCGAGCAAAACAAGCCTTGGATGGGGATAAATATGCAGTTCGTACTTTTGCCGAATCAAGAGTAAAAGAGGGATTGAAATTACAGGAATCTAAGAAAGTATTAGATCAACCTGAAACCTTATCAAATATGCGAAAAGCGGTTAGCGAGCATGAAGATGCTTTCCGTAATTATGTTGATAGCATCGTTGAAACCATGCCAGTTAAAGAGAAAATTTGGAATGGTACTGATGGTCATGGCCGCAATAAATACGTTGCGCATACCATTGAAAACGTTGTTAAAAAACTCAAAAAAGATTTACGAGGTGGCGAATCATTTAATTATGGAATGCCTAACGTGCGTGCAGCCGTTACGCCTAAGTTTAAATCTATTGCTGATATTCAAGCCAATAAACATCGAATCGTATCTAAAGAAGAATTTGAAACCGCAAGAGATGCTCTCAAAAAAGAGGGGGATTCATTAGCGAACAAATTAGGTGTAAGCACTTTAGATATTTACGATGTGTTATGGAATGCGGTTGATGAAAACACTTCAAAAGCATTTGGCTATGCCGGTATTAAAGACACTCAAGAAAACAGAATGGCAGTTGATGCGTTTTTAAATAAACTCAAAGCATTGCCAACTGAATATTTTGAGGGTAAAGCGAAAGATATTACACAATTCAGCAACTTTGCTGGCGCTGTTGTGCCTGATAACCTTGCTAAAAATGCCTATGATGTATTGGAAAAATCAGGAGTGAAGATTTTTACCTATGATTCCACCAATCCTAATTCAAGAATTGAGGCAATTAAACAAGCGACAAATCAATTAGATGAAGAGCGTGGCGGGGATATTTTATTCTCTCGTGCAAATACAATGCAATCCGCTCTTGATTTAGCAATGACAGGCGTGGCGCATAGTGAGCCTAGCGCATGGGATAGCTTAAAATCCAAAGACTTCTCAGGGTTTAAAGAGCGCTTTAATCGTGCGATGGGTAAAGTTGATGAATGGTTAGCTGATAGCTTGCGCCCGGTGAATGATTGGATTGATTCAATGCACCTTGAAGATCAAACAGGCAACACTAGCAGCCGTGACCATGAAAAACGCCGCTTAAAAGATGCAATGTATGTGGCCAAGGGAAAACGTGATGCAATTAACTCAGAATTGGAGCAAGCGTATTTGAAACCAATTCTTTCAAAAATTGCCGCACTTTCTAAACAAAGCCAAAATAAAAGTCATCCGATTGATGAATTAACAATGAAAAGAATGGTTGGCAACTGGATTTCAGCTCGCTATTCCATTGAGAAAAACATTGATTTATTAAATCGTGATGAAAAAGTAATGCGTGATACAAAACGCTTATTGGATAACGCTAAACAAAACGGTACAAGTGCAGAAGTGCGCCGATTACATGAGGCTTATCTAAAAGCAAAAGAGCAATACGATAACCGTAAGGCTGATATTTACAACACGGATTACAAAAACAAAGGCAATCGCTTTAAAGTTGGGGTTGCTGGCGGTTGGTCAATTCCTGAGGCTGAATTGATTATGAGTAATACAGAAAAACATATCAGCCGCTCTAATTTGGAATATGTAGCCGATCTCGTTTACGATCTTAATCAATCAAGATTAGATGTTGATCGTGCGAGTGGTCGATACACTGAGGCTGAGTATCAAGAATACAAGGCTAATCGCCATTATGTGCCTTTAACTGGCGATCCGAATGCTGATGTAGATGTTGATATTATCTCAGGCGCTGGCTCAAATGCACTCAATATTGCACGAGATAAAACATTGAAAGGTCGTACAAGTTCTGAGGCTGAAGATGCGATTGATGCTGTTTGGAAGTCAATCGGTAAATCCACCACCTATGCCGGTTTTGCTGAGTTTAAAGCTAGAATTGATGACTTGTTTGAAACAGAAGTGGCTTTATTGAAAGATAAAGGCTATTCCGATGCTGAGGCAAGAGAACAAGCAACCGCAAATTTAGGTATTAGTAAACGTAAAATGCAAGGTTTAACACGCTCAAGCGACAACGTGCTTATCCGTAAAGAGGGCAGTGATTATTATGAGTATGAATTGCCAACTCAAGTGATGGAATCATTGCGCAATGACAACGTTGAACACGCCAATGCTTTCTTGAAAGTAATTTCTAAACCGACAGGATGGTATGCTCGAGGCGTTACTCAATGGACTGTTACGTTTGCGCCAATGAATATGATGCGTGATACTTGGGAAAAATCAGAATTTATCCGAGTGCAAAAACTTTACGATAAAAATAATCGTCTAGTTGATAGCAAAACAATGGATAAAATCGGTCGTGATACCATTAAAAATGCCTTTACTGATAAAGAAGTATGGCAAGCAACTAAACGCCTTGGATTCGGTCAAGAATTGCGTGATAGCGTGCCAGTAGAGCGAATGTTAAAACAACTTCTAAAAGAGGGGGGAGTATCAAACTATGGTACTTATCTCGATAAATCAGAAGTTGATTTAGTTAAACGCTTACGCAAAGAAAATAATCCACTAGCCGGCAAACTTGAAAAAGTTGGCAAGGTGTTTGAGGGTTACAATAAGATGTTTGATACAGTATCAGCGTTAGCATCCTATAAAGCATTAGTGGAGAATGGCATTGATTCAAAACAAGCGGCGGCAACAACGCTCGAATTAACCAACTTCCGCAAAACTGGCTCAAAAATGCGAGGCATTAAAGCGTTGTATATGTTCTCACAACCAACTGTAATGGGTGCGGCCAACTTAATGCGTTATCTATCCACTCGTAAAGGTCAAATCCGCTTTGCTGCATACATGGCTGCAATGACTTCACTTTACACTGTATTGCGCTCAATGGACGATGAGGACGAGGGCGGCAATAAAATGGATCAGCTTGGCGACATCACTCGTTATATCCCGATTCCACTTGGCGGGGGTAAATACTTCAAAATCCCGGTTGGTTTTGGTATGGCGCAAATGGCGTGGAATTTCTCCACAAACATTGTAAAAGGTGCGGTTGGTGATATTTCATTGACTGAGGCGGGGGCAAATATGCTCGTCCATTCATTGAAAACATTTTCGCCAGTATCTCCATCTGAAATTTCAGCAGCGAAATATCCTATGGAAAAAATCACTTTAACCGCAACGCCATCAATCTTGCAGCCAGTGATGCAAAACGTTTTAAATCGTTCCGCTTTTGGTAATAAAATCACAACTAATTATGTGCGTGATGATAAATTAAAAGCCGAGCAATCTAAGGCGACAACCGCTCAATTTTGGAAAGATACCGCTATCGAGCTTAATGATACATTAGGAATCGATATGCACCCTGAGCAAATTAAAAACTTGTTTGATGGGTACAGCTCAATGCTTGGTAGTCTTAAAGAGCTAAATACTGTATTCGTTGAAAATCCGAACCGTGAAGATTTAGGCCGTAAAACTCGCACGCCATTCCTAAATCAATTTATTGGTACAACAAACGAATTTGCGATTCAGAGCCGATACTATGAGGCGAGCGAAGAGGCAAAAAGCGTTTATAACGAATACAAATCTCGCAAAGAGCGCAATGAATTAGGCGATTGGTTAGATGCTGATAAGATGAAACTTATCAAATTCCATGAGGAAGAAGAGAGCATCATCAAAAAAGCAAGAAGTGAAAAAGCTAATCTTACTCGTGCATTGCGTTCAGGTAAAATCAGTGCGGTCGCTTATGAAAGTGGTATTAAACGATACAATAAAGAAATGAGCGGCGTACAAGCACGATTATTGCGTAAATATCGACAAATGGAGGGATTAAACACACACTAATCCATTGACATTTAAAAATATTTGCAGTAAAATTCAACAAAATAGCCGAATTGTAGAAATGCAATTCGGTTTTTTATTGGGGATTTTATGCAGAAATTAATTTTATCAAGCTCAACAGATAGAAATTCTCTAATCTCCTACCTAAATAAACGGATCGATGAATATTGTCAGGATTTATGCACTGAGGGCTTAACGCCTCAGCAATACAATATTCTAAGAGGTCAGATTAAAGAATTAAGAAGTTTAGTATCAGATCTAAACGGTTAAATACAAGCCCGCTCAATGAGTGGGCTTTTTTGTTATCAACGAATTATCACAAGCCGCTATATGCCGCTTAATGAGGTAATAAATGGAAAATCAAGACACCACAGAATTTAATGCTGATGCCGCTTTCGATGAGGCCGCTAATCAACTTGAATCAGGTGGACTAACTGCCGAAGTTAAACCGTCAGTCGCAGATGAAACCGAACAGCCAGCGTCCGATCAACGCATGGAAAATACCACTCAAGAAAATATCCCGCAACAGCCGGATGAAAAAGAGGAAGTATTGCCCGAATGGTTAGCAAATGCCACTGATGAAGTGAAAGATAACTTCCGTTTGATGAAAGCAGAAAAAGAGAGATACGAACACATGGCTAAATCTCAACGTGGTCGTGTTGGCGCTCTCTCTAAGAAATATCAACAGGCACAAGCCGCACTGGAGCAGTTTAAGCAAAATCAATCTACCTTTGATGGTGAATTGGAAAGTTTGCGATCAGACTATCCAGAAGTTGCTGAGTTTTTATCCCGCTTTATTGCCGGACAGAATCAGCGCCTTGATGATATTTCAGCGCCGATTGCTCAGATGGTCGATGCAAATATGCAAGATTTTGCGCAGCAACAACTTGATAGCTCAATCTCTTTAGTGACTCAAGTCGTTCCTGATGCAAACGACATTTTAGGCGATCCAATGTTCCATAGATGGGTAGATAATCAACCAAAAGGCATTAAAGCGTTGTTTAAATCAGACGATCCGCAAGATGCTATCTACTTACTCAATGAATACAAAAAGACTGCCGCATCAATCTCAGAGCAACGGAATAAACGTTCTCAACAACTTTCAGCATTGTCACTTCCTACTGGTCGCACAAGTCCAAAAGGGGGCAATGAAGTTGATGAAGAATCGTTGTTCAACCAATTCGCTGCTGAATTTGCTAAACAGCGATAAGTAAGTTAGTTCATTTGAGGAAAATTTATCATGGCTACAACTAAATATACCGATAGCGATATTTCTCCACGCACAAAAGTTTATGCTGAAGCTAAAATGTTAGCTCACGCAGAACCAATCCTTGTTTTGAATAAACTTGGTCAAACTAAACCAGTTCCGCAAAACAAATCTCAAACCATTAAATTCCGCCGTCCAAAACCATTTGCACCGGCAACAACTCCATTAACTGAGGGCGTTCGTCCAGAATCTCAAAAAATGGCGTATGAAGATGTGGAAGTTGCATTAAAACAATACGGCTCTTGGGTTGAAATCACTGATGTGATTCAAGATACCCACGAAGATCAAGTGTTAAGCGACACCACAATGCTTTCAGGCGAACAAGCGGCTGAAACAACCGAGCTTTTAGCTTGGGGCGCAATTAGTGGCGGTACAAACGTTATTTTCGCCAACGGCACTTCTTCCAACGATGTAAATACTGCGGTTAAATTAGAGCATATTCGTGCGGCAGTGCGTAAATTACAACGCAATCGTGCGAAGAAAAAAACATCTATCCTTGATGGCTCAATCAAATACGGTACTAAACCGATTGAGGCTGCATACATTGCGGTATGTCATACTGACTTAGAGGCTGATATTCGCAGCTTACCTGGATTCACTCCAGTTGCAGAATATGGCTCTCGTCAGCCTATTGTTCCACAAGAGTTCGGCACAATCGAAAACGTGCGCTTTATTACATCGCCTTTATTCACACCTGAAATCAACAAAGGTGGTACACCGACAGCAACCAAAGTGCTATCTACTGCCGGCTCTAAAGCGGACGTGTATAAAATCGCCGTATTCGGTCAAGATGCTTATGCAACTTGCCCATTAAAAGGTAAAGATGCTGCACAAATTTTAGTGCGCAATCCTGGTAAAGCTGAAAAAGGCGATGAATTAGGTCAAACCGGCTCAGTTGGTTGGAAAACTTGGTGGGCGGGTAAAATCCTAAACGATGCTTGGTTAGTTCGTGTAGAAGTGGCCGCATCATCACTTTAGTTTTAATTCGTAAATCAAAAGCCCTCCTTGTGGGGGCTCTATTTTTTTAGTGAGGAAACATGGCTTATCCATTTATTGATTTAAAAAAAGCAACGAAAGAAGAATTAGTTGCTCATTTGCGTGATTATTGCGGCGTTGAAAAAGACGGCAAAAAAGAAGAGCTAGTTCAAGCAATTCTTGATTTTGAATCAGCAAATGGCATTTTGCGCCCAGATGCGGAAGTGCAATTACAACCACAAGCGCCACAAGAAACGCAAGGTGATATTCCATTGTTAGCGCATAAGCGTGTGCGAATTATTATTGCACCAAGCGAAACAGACAGCAGTGATGTTTATGTCAGTATCGGCGATTGGGATGCGTTAATTAAACGTGGTGAAGAAGTATCTATTCCTGAACCAGCATATCAGCTATTGGCTAAATCAGGTGAAATCCGCTTTACACAAAACAAAGACGGTACATTAGACGAATACTTTGCGCCTCGATTCTCAATTACAGTATTAGGTGATGAATAATGAATTATCTTCAACTTGCTCAACGGTTACGCCGTGAAATGAATGATACAGGTGATGGCCCATTTGGCGTATCCGATCAGAAAGGTCGTAGTCTAGAGTATGTTGATGCAGTTCGTGAATCGTGGCTAGATATTCAATCTTTGCGTGATTGGAGTGAGGATTTTTGGGGTGATGGATTCTCTTCTAAAAATCCTCAAGTTCTTGAAGAATCTGCTGATACTCCTTTCATTCCTGAAAAATTCCATGTGGCTATTGTGTATTACGCAATGCAAGGAAAAGCCTTATCGCAAAATGCTCAAGAGTTAATTTTGCGTGGGCAAAATGAATGGGATAAATATCTGCACTTACTTTGTACTCAATTCTTACCAACTCCATCATTAGGCAAATAAATGGCACAGTTACCGAGAAATCAATCACAGTTTATCGCTATTAGCGGTGGGATGGATCTATCTACTCCTCCAATCGCAAAGGCTAGTAGTGATGCGGTTAGTACGCTAAATGTGCAGCCTATTTATGGCGGTGGTTTTTCTAGAATTGAGGGATATGAATGTTTGGATGGTAAAACAGTTCCATCTCAAATGACTTATGCCGTGTTGCACGTTGGAAATATCGCCAATAAAGAGCAATTTCACAATAAGGCATTCACTCATAGCGGTAAACAATACCGCATTATTGATGTATTAGATGATGCCTTTATTGTTGCGTTTTTAAAGCCAACAACAATGACCAACGGAACAAGTTTTTCTGTTAGTGGTGTTAGCTTTACCGCAAGTTATGTAAATAGTTCTATTGATGGTGATTTTGCTGATGATTTAGCTTATCGAGGAAAAGCATTTCAGTTAGGTGTTGATGCTGTATTTCCAGTTCCAGGAACAGGAAAGATTCGTGGCGTTGTAGAGCTGGATAATCAGCTAATCGCCTTTCGTGATGATGGCGATAGATGCGGTGCATTTATCAGTTCTGATAATAGTTGGACGGTTGCTCAAGCAACGTATATTGCAAAGTTAAAAAACTTAGTTAAGCCTGAAAATCTATTGGATAACTCAGACTTTACATCGGGCAATGTTAGAGGTGTGATTCATTCAGTATCTTTAGCGCCTGATAGTAAATCGGGCTATGTTGTCTTGTCACAATCTGTTTTAGCTAATCAACCATTACAGATAAATAGCACAACCGTTGCGACAATAGAAAAATGTGACAGGGTTTCGCTAACTAAAGGAAAAGACTGGCATTTTATCTATCACAACTTCTATGGCGGCTCTAATACGCATTATGCCTATGGGTGTAATGGTGAGCAGATTATTGAGGTTCGTCCGAATGGGATTATTATTCCAATTCTAGTGAATAATGATAGTCCACAATATATTTGCGCACATAGAAATCACCTATTTGCATCATTCGCTGGCGGTCAATTAGGGCATTCATTAGTCGGGCATCCTAATCGTTGGGCGGTATTATTAGGCTCAGAACAATTCGGCTTAGGGGATGAAATAACAGCATTATCATCCACCACCGGCGGCGTTTTAATTATTGGTTGTCAAAATAAAACATCAGGTCTTTATGGTTCAGGTCGTGAAGATTGGGTGTTAAAAGACATCTCGCCAGTTGGCATAACTCCGAATACGCTGCAAACATCATTCATGCCTATCGCCATTACAAAAAACGGCATCACTCGAATAGATCAAACTGAGCAATTTGGTGACTTCAGATTAAGTGAAATGGATGCAAACCGTAAACTTGCCTTTGGTAAACAGCCGTACAATATTGTTTATTCATCCACTAAAGCTAAATCAAACCAAGTTAGATTCTATTCATCTGAGGGGCGGCACTTATGCGTAATGGTGCAACCTGATGGAACAACAAGAAGTACATCTTTTATCTACCCTGAGCCGTTACAAGGACTTTGGCAATCGCCTAATCAAGTTTACATTACTTTTAGCGATGGCAAAGTTTATCGCCAGTCTGACAAATGCTATTCCTTTTCAGGGAAAAGCATAGATTGGACTGTAAAAATGGCATTTAACCATTGCGGGTCGCCAACATTAATCAAAAGTTGGCATAGTGCTGAATTGCAAGCCACAACAGATGGTAAATCAAAAATAAGTTTTCGGTTCGATCTTGATTACAATTCAAACTATCATCCAGCCGCACTAAGTAAAGATTTAGAAATTGCTGGCGGCGGCGGTCGTTGGAATGATTCTCTTTGGAATGATTTTCTTTGGTCTGCTGAGGATTATTCAACGCCAACACTTCAATTATCAGGGTATAGCCGCAATATTGCTTTATCGTTTGCCGGCTCATCAATCTACTCTCCACAATTTGAAATAAGTGGACTTGTCTTAAACTATATCACCCGGAGAAATTATCGTGTCTAAAAAAAGCTGGTATAAACGCAAACATCAATTTACTCCATACACAAAAGCGGACGGGCAAGCTGTATCTGATGAATTTGATGCAGTTCAAACGAGTTTTGAGCGCATTCCTGAGATGCGAGATGATGGGAAAGGGTTTAAAGAAAGTCCATTAATTCCCGAGCCAACCGATCCGATGCACCCAGTACCGCTCAAAATGCTCACTGAAACAGAAAAGAGCGTGAATAATGCGAGAGATGATGTTACCACCAAAGCTCAACAAGTTGCTCAAAATACGCAATCTGTTGCTACAAATACTTTGACTGCAACTCAAAAAGCTAACACTGCAACGCAAGCGGCGGCATCCGCACAAAGCAGCCAACAAGCGGCTGCCAATTCTGAAAACATGGCTCATAAATGGGCCGCTAATCCAGTCAATGAAGTGGTACAAGGCGATAAATATTCAGCGTATCACTATGCAACTAAAGCGGCACAATCTGAAACAACTGCATCATCAGCCGCAATTACATCCAAAAACAATGCCGATATAGCCACAAGTAAAGCTGAAGAGGCTGCGCAATCGGCTGAAAAAGCTAGAAGTCTAGCAGATGGAGAAGTGGAGTACACTAAAATACTTCATGTTCCGAGCGCCGACACTCGAACTAAAGGCATTGTGTTGCTCACTAACGATACTGGTTTAGAAAGTGAAAGCCTAGGTTTAACCGCAAAAGCTGGTAAAAAACTAGCACAGATGATTGCAACAGTGCAAACATCACTAACGAAATATCTTCTTATATCTAAACTTTCATCCAGCATTAATTCAACAAGTGAAGATAACGTTGCGACAAGCCTAGCAGTCAAAAAAGCGTATGATAAAGCCGTTGAGGCAAATAATAACGCAGATAACAAAGTTCCTAAGGATGGCAATACTACAATAAATGGTACATTGAAAGCTGCAAATCCATCAGGATGGAGTGCTTTCCAGTTTGGGGCATCTCAAGGGTATTGGCAATTAGAAGTCCATCCTAATTCGCATGAAGATGCGAATCGCCGATTTAATATGCTATACAACCACAATACTGGAAAACGTGTTTATCTAGCATTTCCAGCAATATCAGGAGATGGCGATACTGTTGCATACAGAAGTTGGGCAGTTAATAAATCAGGCGATACAATGACAGGTGATTTATCATTTAAAAAAGGTAATTATAGTGGGCTAAATCTATACAATAATGATGGCTATTATGTTCGAATCGAAGGAAATCCTCACAATGACAATAGCTTATTGACTTTAGTTTACCGCACACCACAGGGCGACAACATCGCTGTAGCCAACTTTCCTAAAAAAAGTGGAGTTATTGCATATACTAACGATGTTGTATCAAAAAATGGCGATAGTATGTCAGGGACACTGTCATTTTCCGGTGCGACAGATAGATATAGGATTGGTAGTTATACGTGGCGCATGCCTATTAGATTTTCTGGCGACGCAGTTATTGGCAACGAAAAATGCGTAATTGGATTTAACAATAACGGCAGTTTACATTTTGGTGGTTTACCTAACGCTAGTCAATTTAGCGCTACATTAGATGCAGAAAAACTTTGGGTTGCCGGAGACGTTAAAACAGCGTTAGATCGATCACTAAATAAAGCGCACCAAAATGATTTTAATTTTGTAAGCGTTAAACAATCAGGCGGGCTTGGCGGGTTACACATCAATAGACAAGATGGGAAAAGCGCAAGATTTGAGTACAATAATGGCCGCTTTAAGCTATGGAATGAGGGAAAATATGATATGTATTTTCCTGATAAGGGCGGTACATTAGCTCTAACTTCTGATGTTGTTTCTGATGTTCGGTTAGGGGCGTTGGTAACAAAGAGACTTTTCCGTGACTTAAATTCAGAAGGTGCGGTTGGCGCTGGCTATATCGTAACTGGATTCAGAGACATTGGCGATAGATTTGACAATGCAACAGGTGTTTTCAGACCTATCCAAAAACATATAAACGGACAATGGATTACAATTTCTAACGCTTAAAGGATATACATAATGCAATACATTAAGAAATTCACTCCTTACAATCCTGAAGTTAAACCTTTCGGGGAAAGTGCGATTTATCTTAAAGATGAAAATGGGCTAGATTGGTATGAATCACAATCTCAATTCTCAGTGAATACGCTTAAAGTAATGTTTGATGATAGTGGGCTGATTATTTCAAGTTCTCGTGATGTATCATCGTTATTCCCGCTTAATTGCGGTGTGTTTGAGATTGACACTAAAGAGGATAGCTTAAATGGCTTATACGTTATCAACGGAAAATTTGTGAACACTCCTAAGCCAAGCGAATTTCATGAATGGAATGGGGCTGAGTGGTTTATCCCGGCTGAGAAAAAAGCTGAATTAATCAGAAAGCAAAAAGATGATATTCGAGCAGAGATAAATGCAAAACGTGATGCGTGCGTAAATGGCGGCGTTTTCGTTCCGGCAATTAATAAATGGGTTGATACAGATGATAAAGGCCGCAGTACGTTGGTTGAGATTAAGGCTGATTTTGACTTAAACGGAAAGGATAATACCTATACATTAATTTGTGCGGATAACACTGCTCAAGTGATTCATTTTGAGGAATTTAAGGCAGTATGGAACGCTGCAAAAACACTCAAAGAGAAAATGCATGAAAATGCCTATATGCACAAACTGCTATTAGAGCAATCAGCTAATCCGAAAGATTATAACTGGTCATCAGGCTGGTCGAAAACGTATCAAGAGCATTTGGAGGGTAAATAATGGTTAGTGAAGAGAAAGTAAAAAAATGGTTTTACCATGTCATTATTGCAATCGATCAGTTGTTTAACGCTATCACTGGTGGCGCTGCTGATGAAACATTGTCAAGCCGTGCTTATCGAGGCGCAGTATTATCGGAGCATCCTCGCAAACGATGGCGTGTAATTCATATATTGATCAATGCGGTATTTTTTGACCGCAATCACTGTAAGGATTCCTATTTCAGTGAGGTTTACCGCCGACAATATACCGATGATTTTCAACAAGAGGCCGCTAAATAGCGGCTTTTTTTTCATTCTTGGGAGAATATATGTCAATTCTAGGATCAATGTCTGATGCGTTAAGAAAACAGCCTAAAGCGCCAACTATTTCGCCAACGCCTGAGAAAGATAATTCTCAAACAATGGCGGGGAATGTTGCCAATATTCTAAATGGCAATTCATTATTGATGAATAGTGCAGTGGCAAAAGGGGAGAGAATTGCGGCTAATCGAGGCTTGCAAAACTCTACTATTGGCGCTGAGGCGGCGCAACGTGCAATGCTCGATGCGGCAATGCCAATCGCAAGCCAAGATACTCAAAATGCTTTTACTGAAAAGCAAACTCGGTTACAGGCTGATTTAAATTATCAAAATCAAAGTCGTTTAAATCAAGCACAAAATCAATTCGCCGCATCACAAGCACAGCTTGATCGTGGTCATCAGCGTGGAATGGCTCAGTTGCAATCTGATTTAAATTACAGTAACCAAAGCCGCTTAAATCAGGCTCAAAATCAATTTGCGGCATCTCAAGCAGAGCTTGACCGTGGTCATCAACGTAGTTTAGCTCAATTACAATCAGACTTGAATTTCAATAATCAAAGTCGTTTAAATCAAGCACAAAATCAATTTACCGCATCTCAAACCGCATTAGATAGAAGTCATCAACGTGATTTAGCTAATTTAAATCATGCGAATGAAATGAAAAATCTCAATGCTCAAGTATCAGCAAATACCATTGGCAAATCGATTGATTTTACAATGCAGATCACGAATAACTTTGATGCGCAGATTGCTGCCGTGTTGAATAACACTGCAATGAAAGCTGAGGATAAGCAAAAGGCTATTACAGAGCTGAAAGCCAGCCGAGATTCAGAGCTTAATTTTATGTCAAAATTCATGCAAGGAATCCCGACAACGAAACAAAATTGGGCATCATTCCCTAATCTTGGTGTACCAACAATCGGAATTAAATAAGGAGGCTAATTATGTCATTTTGGGATAGCGCTTGGAGTGCAGTTAGTGATGCTGCATCATGGCTTGGAGATGCGGCAAGTTCGGCATCTAACTGGATGAGCAACAACAAAGAGGCGACAAACTTAATTGGCTCAACCTTGCTTGGTGTTGGTAGTTATTTGGCTCAAAAAGAACAAAATAAGGATTTAATGAGGCAGCAACGAGAGCTATTGAACATGCAAGATGCTCTAAAATCTCAATATTCAGCAGTGCCGGATGTTGATGTTTCATATAACAGCTTAACCGTTGATAATTCACCAGGCTTGGCAAACGGTGGAATTTTAACGGAAATGCAAAGTAAGTTAGACCGTAAAAACAAAGGCATTTAGTTATGGCTCGATCAGAATCTAAATCAATTAGCGATAGTTTTGGCGAAAGCATGGAGCGAGCTGGCTATGAGCGTGCTAATGATAGCCGAGGCGGTTGGCAAGAGCATGAAAGCAGTGATAACTACGAAAGCACAAGAGATAGGATGGATAAGCATCTTGCTAGTAGAGGCAAGAGTAATGATGTAAATCAAAGCATAAGCAATCCTATTAATACTGGTTTTGGTGGTAGAAGTGCGATTAGTCAAAGCGTTGGCACGCATTATCAAAGCAATGCAGCCGCATCCAGTGCGTTTAGTGGCAATAAAAGAAGTTTAACTAACGGATTATTCGGTCGTGATGTGACAAAAAATGCTCCTTATTCTGCAAGACAGGATTGGGATAATGTAGATTTTTTTACATCAAAAGATCGGATTAGAGATATAGCTCACCATAATACAAAAGAAAGCCTTGATAGAGAGGGGATTGGGAATGCAGTAGGCAGCCAAATCGGAACAATGATCGGCTCTTTTACAGAGCCGGCATCAATGGTTGGAGCTATTGCGACAGGTGCGGCACAGTTAGGCGCAACAAAACTTGGCACAGTAGCAGATAGTGTGCTGAATAAAGAAAGCCAAGTTTTAGGGAAAATGACGCCAGGACAGAGAGCAATTTATAACGCAGAATCTCAAAAAGTGCGTGATGCCTATAAAGAGGATATGGATAGTCTTGGCTCTAGGGCTGCTGGCTGGGGTGCATCTGCCGTTGGTATTTTAGGAGGTGTGGCAACAGGTGGAATTGGTGGCTCATTTTTAGGTTCAGTCGCAAGCACGTTCGCCGATAAATATAGGCATGATTCTGCTATTTCACACGCTGCCGATAAACTAAATTCCTCCGTGCTAAATAGCGAAATTCAGGATGACAAGGCTAAAACATTGCAAGCCTTTAGAGATGGCGAGCAAATGCGGAAAATTGCCGGCAATACTGAATATACCGGGCAAGGTATTTTAGGAACGATGCAACAAAGAGCGAAAGTGAAAAACGGTCAATACAAAGATGAGGAAGATTACAGCATCCCTCAATTAGTCAATTTGTGGAATAACATTTCAGTAATATAAGGAACGCATAATGGGTATTTTAGATTCAATGGTTCAGCAAACTCAAGGTGGCAATCAAGATGTTATGCCTCAAAGTCAGCCTGGCGATATGATGCAAAATCAAGAGCAACAAGGCGGCAAAGCTCAGATGTATAACATGGTAATGGAAAATTCCGTTAATGCTATCGCTAACGTTGCACAAGAGCGAATTGAGCAAAAAGGCGTTGAAAAAGGCGTTGCGGATTTAGTTGCAACGGCGATGATCGCAAATATTCAAGCCGCTCAACAAAATGGCAAAACAATCCCGCCTCAAGTGATGATGCAAGTCGCAAAAGATTTAACAATGCAATTATTGCAACAAATTGGTGTACCTGAAGATCAAATTGATGACATCATTATCGACATTTTAATGGATGCGTTAGATCAATTTGGCGAGGCGACAAATGGTATTTTACCGCCTGAAGAAGAGCAGCAATATGTTGATATGATTGGCAAGGCATCAGAGCTTGAAAATCAACGTCAATCACAAATGCAAGGCAATAAACCTCAATCAATGCAACAAGGGGCATAATATGGGATTAGGTGGCATTTTAGCTGCGATGGCTCAAGGACTTGGCACTGGTGTTGTTAAAAATGTAGAGCAAGCCTGGAAAAATGAGGAAACTGATAAATTATTAGATTGGAAAGAAAAAGAATCTGATAAACAGCGAACCTTTGAAAGTGATCAGCTTGATAAAAAGCATCAGCAAGATATTGAGTTGGAGAACATTAAACTCAGCAATAATATTTCTGAGGCAACCGCCATTGCTCGAATTAAAGCTAAATACGCTAGAGCAAGTGGCGGCAGTGGCGATGGAATGAAAGAGGCTCAAAAAAATCTAACTGGTGCAGTTCAAGTGTTAGGTGTTTATGATGCTCAATTAGGTGCGTTGAAAGATAAATTATCCTCAACAGAAGATGCCGCTCAAAGAGAAGTAATTGCTAAACAGATTGATAATCTTTCAAATGAGAGATCTAATTATCTGAAAAGCCCTGGCGTTATATCTGCATTCAAAAGTGGCGAACAAATGGGGCGTGCGCTTTATGTCACCAGTGGCGGCGATATGGATTTATACGATCCTAAACCGAAAGAGGTTGCAAAAGAAATTAAGGCAACAGTATCTTCCGTTGCAGCGCCGGCAAGAAATATGGTTGATGTAAACAGTATCTCTCCACAACAAGCGGCTCAAATTGCAAGAGAAAAACGAGAAGAAGTTGCTCGTCAGAATTTTGCTAAAGCCTCAGAAGATGCGAAAGAATGGGCGGCAAGACAAGGGCAATACAAAACAACCATGTTTACGCCAAGAACATTCTAAATAGTGCTACTAATCCAGAAGTTCAGCAACTTCTTCCATATTCGGGGCGTAATAGACATTTTGAAGTATTCTAATGTCTTTATGCCCTGAGATTTTCGCCAAAGTCATTACATCAACTTTCTTAGCCAGTCTCGTTAATGCCTCTCGTCTTGTATCGTGGAAGTGTAAATGTTCTCGGTTAGCCGTCTTTTTAAGCTTTCTAAATGTCGCATCCAGAATATTAGATTTCACTTGAAAGCAAGTTTCGCCTTGCTCAATCTCATCTTTTAACCTTTCCAGTATCCTCACTGCATTTTTTGAAAGCGGAACTGTGCGAGAAGAGCCGTTTTTAGTCATTGGCAAATAAGCAGTCTTTCTTTCTAGGCTTACATTATCCCAAGTTAATCCGCATATCTCACCAGCTCGCATAGCCGTTTCAATCGCAAATAATAATGCAGCTCCAGTTCTTGCCTTAGCCGTTTTTAAACTCTCGTTATATCCGCTAACATTGACTATCTCGTCAATATCTTCTTGAGTAAATCTTTGCGTTCTTGGTTTGCTTGCTTGTGGCTGTTGTAATCCAATCATAGGTGATGATTGAATATACCCCCAGCGCTCCAGTGCAACTTTGAATATATGCCCGATAGTGGATAGCTCTCTGCGAACACTTTCACCCTTTACCGTTTCTAATCGCTCTTTAATCCATAGCTCTAAATCTTGGCGAGTTACATCAGATATATATTTATCAGTGATAGGGTGGCGTAAAAACTTAGTCAATCGGTTGAATTCGTGCTTTTCACCTCGTTTTGTAGGCGTAATTTCATTCAAATACAGCTTAATCACATCGGAGAATAAAGTTTCTGGCTGTAATCCTTTAGCTTGTAGTTCTATTTTCTTTTCTTCTTCAGCTCCCCATAAAACAGCCTCCGCCTTTGTGGAGCAAGTTTTAGATTTTCTTATACCGTCTCGGCAGATTTCTACACGCCATTTTTCGCCACGTTTTCTAACCGTTGCCAT